TTAACTTCTTTGATCAAATTAAATATTTTTACATATTCTTCTTCTTTATCAACTGAATCTGGTTTATTTTCATTTTTGTCCATTTCTTTAGATAACCTTACTTGTTCTTGTTCCAGAAAATGAAGCTCATCCTCTAATTTTTCAAGTTCTTTATCAACATCTTTTGAACATGGTGTTGACATCAAATTTTTTAAACCATTGTAAAGATTTTTAATAATCTCCCAAAAAGCATCTGCTATTCCTAATTCAATTATAATCATTCCAATTATAAATTTTTGAACTATAGGACACTGTGATTTAGTCCATAAAAGATAATAAGTAAACAAAGTGAAAGGATCTATATTACAATTATACTGAACTCCAAATAAACTACAAATTTTGGACATAAAATCTTGGAAATAACCTGTAATTAAATATTTTATTGAATTGAAGGAATCTTTTATAGTATTAAAATTCATTTCTTTCATTACTGTAGCTGCTTTTGTTAAACCTACTTGATCGAAACTTGTTATAACTTTATCAACTTGACTTTTTATTAAAGAATCGAAATTAGCTAATTGTCCAGTAGCCTTATAAATATTTGAAAACAAATTATTAAACATTACAAAAGGTTTCTTAAATTTTTCTTTTAATGACATTTCATTTGCTCCTATCAATGGTTCATCATCTTCCGAGTCATCTCCATCAATAATTTCATCTTCCAACGAGGTTAATCTAATTGGATTTCTTCTATCACAAGCTAGATTAAAAACATATTCCAGATTTGCATATGGTGAAACTCCTGGTCTTACATTAAAGATTTTACAATAAGCAAAATATTGACTAGATGCTGCATTAGCAATCTTCTTTTCTGTTATGAGATTTTTATTCATAAAACTTTTCTGCTTGTATTTCTCATTAGGTTTCTCAATAGCTATATCTGGTATATCTTCTTCATTTAATTTCTTCAATCCTGGTTGATACATACTATCAATTCTAAACTTGGCAATCAACTTTAATGTTTCTTTAAGAAAGTTTTTATTGGTATCCTCAAGTGAGATGTCAATTACTCTTTTAAAAACTTCTGTTATATCAACTTCAGTCATATTTAAATCAACTATCCTTTTAACAAAACGTTGTTTTTCATTTAATTGAGGCATCTCTTTATCAAAATGAATTATTGCATTTTCTGAATGGAATTTTAATGGTTTTATAGTATTCTCAAAACAAGGTAAGATACCTGATTTATACAAAGATATAAGTTCTTGTAAATCCATATCATCTGTTGATGCTATAAAATAGTCTTCAGCTAGTTGTTTCAAACTATCATATGAAATATTAAACTTTTTAATTTTCTGTATTTGAACTGGTGTTGTTACAGATTTTGATAAATCAACATCAAATACTTGTAAAGCTGGTCTTAAGTTAAAAACTTCATCCCAAACTTCTTTTATTGTAAAGTTTACTTGTTTTCCATATGTTAAAGTGTGCATATTATGATTGACTAATAAATAGAAAATACTAAATATACTGCTATAAGACATTTCAAAAATTATAGGTGCAAATTGAATTTGAGTTAAAATCACT